GTACTTCACCCCGGCCTTGCGAATCTCGGTAGTACCTCCAAGAAGCACGCGCACCAACTCCCAATCATCCTGCATTTCTTGCACTTGGGCTGATTGTGTGGCTACGTCTTGGGTCATATTCTTAGCGGTTTGAAGCTGGCCACGCGGGCGTTGATCGGGAATTTTTGAACCATGAAGTAGCCAATGGCATCGTTCGGATGGTCGTGTCCGCTTTTCTTGTCAGGCTCGCCACTCTTGTCCCATGCCTGCTGCTCTTGGGCTTCTGTGAGCGCAGGGCATGCGTCGGTGTTGATCATCCAGCGACGTTTGCCATCGGCATTCAATGTCATGGCGTCAACTGAGTTGATCCGGTCTTTAACCGCTGGGTTTGACGGGTTTACTTTGATCGTCAGGCCAGCGCTGCGAAGGATGGTTAGATCGGATTCGCTAGCGTTCTTTGAACTCGTATTCCCGCCGCTTGCGTCTGGGTAAACCGTGACAGCGTGCCCCTTTTCAACATACTTAGCCTTAATCATCTGGGCCATGGTTGGCGTGTCTCTAACCTTGGTCAGCTCGCCAAGCGTAAGCGGCAGTCCGTCTCTTATTACGCTGACAGTCGCGGTCATATTCATGACGTTGAAGTCCATGCCAATGTGCAACGGCTCACCGTCCTGGATGCGCTCGTCTGTGTGGTTTAGTCGCCGGTCAAAGTTTGGGTAAACATTCCCGCTGGCCAGGTTAACGAACTGGCCTCGGATGTAGGCATTGATGAGTTGAGGCGGGTAACTAGCTAGCAGCGAACTGATGTAATCGTGCGGCAGGTTCTTGGCGTTCTGGTACGTGCTCGCCTGCACCATTCCATAAAGACTTTGCAGCGCCGGTTTGTCTCGAAGCTGCTTCACGAACTGTTCGTGAACGAACTTGTATCCCTCTGGCGTTGTCGTGACGCTGACGCCGTTTTGTAGGCCGTCAACCTTCTGGCGCAGCCTGGCGATGATCTTGCGCCAGGCGTGTTCGGCCTTTACCTTCTCAAGAATGTCCAGCTCGTCAATCAGAGCCTTGCCGATCTTGAAGCCAACGATAGTCCCAGGCTTCTCCATCGATCTACAAATGACCGTGCTTCGGTACTGCCCGCCCGAATAGAAGTGAACCTCCTTGTTGGCCTCCTTGATGTCAACATCAAGACCCCAATCAAACGCCACCTCTTCAATCGTGGGGAAGAATATGTCCCGAATCATTGGGTAGGTTGGCGCGAAGTAACCGCTGTTGACTCCGGGCCACTCCCATACATGCTTGCAAAGGTCTGCAGACCCGCCCCACGTCTTCCCTGTTCCGAATCCACAAACCAGCGCTTTGAACTTCCTATCAAGCGCAATGAATTCGGCCTGTGGTGCGTTTAGCTTAGGCATCAGGCGCCGGGATGCTGGCGTCCTCTACAGTCACCATCACTCTTTGAGGTGTTGGGCGCTCAGCGTCTTGCAGCGCTTTCACGGCCTCCCTGTTTGCAGACAGTAGGCTCATGGGGATCACGCTTGCATCGTTTGCCATCCTGGTTAGGACAGCAACACCTTTGAGCGACTCCATGCTTTCTTCATCCAGAGGCGCTGCGTCGTCGATCAACTGAACTTTGGCGTGGGCAATCCCACTCAGTCGGTGGGCTGTTGCTGCGCCGTACTTTGCCGCCCCGGCCAAGTGGCTAGAAATTGCCTTCAATTCCTCTGCGAGGTTAAGCGCGGAAATTTGCGCGGAAATTGGTAGCGCCTTTAAAGCCGACTCAGCCGTAACCAGTTGATTGGCAACGTCTTTTACTTTCCGATGTTCATCGGAAAAGCGCTCTCTGATCGTTGATTCCGCGATCCCAAACTCTCGGGCTATGGCTCTTGCCTTGTCACCCTTTAGCTTTGATCGTCTTCCCATGGCTGCACCTCGGTTACTTCACAAAAACGTCTCACGCGCCCGCCGCTTACGGGATGGGTGGAGTAGCCCGCCGTTGCTTGAATCGCGTCGCGTGATGCGGCCCATGTGGGTGTGACCGCTTGCCCTGCCTTGTCAATTACTCAGTAGGGGTAACAGGCTCATCCACTGGTGCATCGGGGACCAGCGCATCAACAGCAGCGACGCGTGCCTCAACTGCGGACAAAGCGGCAGTAACAGCGGCCTCATCTACACCGGCTGCGGCGATTGCCGCCTTCAGGGTAGCGACTTCACCGACCAGGGCGGTGGTTTCGGTGCCGACTTTGGCTACAGCAGCGTCAAGGGCTTCAAGGCGGGCGACGATCAATTCTGTTGACATGATGTGTGTTCTTTCTTGGTGGTTGATTCGTTCGAGCAAGTGCAACCACAAGCGCATATCTGTCATGGTGCTAGCTCTTTCGTTTCGGAAATGAAAAAGGCCACCCGGTTAAGAGTGGCCTTTGCGTCCTGCGCAGCATCAACTTAATGACTGGGCAGAGGATGAGTGGTAAATGTTGCCAACAGCGGCGCTTCTACTTGAGATTGCGCCCATCTATTATTCTGCGAACCCGACCGGGTTTCCATTATTGGCAGCGCATTTATATCACAAGTCAAGGCTGGCGGCAATAGATTTCATCGCGGCCTGACCCGCTGCTGGTAGGGCAATGTCTATCTGCAATTGCGCCCAGTCAGCATATTTAATCTTGTCCCTGTGGAATTGCTTCTCGAACAGCTTCTTTCCTGTGCCCCTGCAATGCTTGCACTCTCGGTCGCTCAAGGTGGGTGAGCCTTGAATCAGCTCGCTCCCTCTGCCTTTGCAATGCGGGCAAACATTGGACTGGTTCCATTTCAGCACACCACCAGCGACAGATAGAGACTCTGACTCGGTTAGCGACGTCGGGAAGTGGGCCATCAATTTTCCTGAAAGCGCTTCTATCACTGCCTGAGCCGCCCTGTTGTCGCCAGTGAACAGCCGGTGAAGCGCTGCGCCTAGTGGTTCTGTCTTAGCAGCAAGCCCAAAAGCTCCGATGACATCGGGATCACTGTAAGTCGTGGCCTCTTTGCTGCGAAGGTTGCTGCTGCGAACCGCGCTTGCGTATCTTTCGATGATTTTCAAGGGTCATAACTTTCGCCCCGTAGTGCTTGTAGGTCTTTGCCTACGCGCTTATCGGGCGCGATTTTACAACAGCATCAAAACTGATAGCAAGAATCAATCGGCAATGTTGAAAAAGTTCTTGACTCATCTTGATTGCGCATATACAGTACATACATCGACAGCACGCAACAGGAGATAGAAACATGAACGCATCAAACAACGAACTTTTCGCAGTCAAATTTGCAGACTGCATGGCCCGCCTTAAGTCTTTCGGCCTAAAGGGTGAGGTGGTTGTAACTGCTGGAGTTGTGATGGTCAGCACCACAGACAAAGGCAGCGCCCAGGGATTCCGCAAAGCTATCAAAACCGCTTGCGCCAAGTCTGGCTCTGTTTCCTGCGAAACCCGCCCAGCTAAGGGTGCATACGTTTTTACGATCGCTTGCTAAGGAGAGAACAACATGACAGCCATAAAAATCATCAAGCAAGACGGCAACAAAACAGTGGGCATATTCATGCGGAACAGTGGCGAGTTCTGCGCGATGACATACGGCACAAGCAAAGACTTCAAAACACTGAAAGGCGCAGAAAAATGGCTAGCAGCTCGCGGATATTGATCTATCAAGGTAGCTGCGGTTGGTTCGTGAAACTCGATGCCGTTTTGGCTGGTGGGTTCAAGGCCAAAGAACATGCAGAGCTTTTTGTGTCGGCTCTAAAAAATTCCCTTGACAACACTTGAATACGCATATACAGTACATGCATCGACAACAAGCAACCTACCGGAGCAAAAAATGTTCAACGAAACCCACGGACAAGCGCTTGTCAGGAAACTAAAACAGGCGGCTTCTGAATGTCAGGAGAAAGAAGCCGCGATCAGAAGCGCATTAGTCGCGGCCCAAGCATCGACCAAACGCGCCCGCGAGAAGCACGAAGAGGCGTATCTAGCAGAAGAGGAGAGAGAGGTCGCAAGGCGGCGTGCGTCTTATATGCACTGCACCAAGTAACGCGAAAATGGAAACTTTTTATAGATTCCCCTTGACATCACTTGAATCTGCATATACATTATTACTTATGGACAGCAAGGCGCTGGCCGAAAACAGGAGCAAAAGCATGCAAGTCACAATCATCACCGAATCCGAAGCCCGCGCACTAATCGCCGCCGATGCCGACAATTTGCCCAATATCACAGTGAGCGATGCAGGGCGTGCAGCAATCAAC